GCTTTTGCAATTGCGCCGGTGGAGGCGTGATTTGTCGCTGACCCATCAACCGCAATGGCTGCTGCATTGTCTGAGACAATTTCAAAGTCTACAGTGGCGTTACCGCCGCTTGTGACAGCGGTATCGACCTGAATGACGACGTAGAGCGGGTAACCTGTACCCACGTCTCTTACTGCATCACCCAGATCAATTTGGTCTCCGACTAATTGACGACCTGTGCCAGAGGTGCCGAGTGCAAGTGCATCGGCAATTTCCGTTCTTTCATCTAAAATCATGTGTAACTCCTATCAAATAATCTAATTAAGAAACTGCCGCTTCGTTAGCTGCCAATGTGTCAACACGTTTCACTGGAATGCCGTCAAACATCGTGACTGACTTTCCGGCTACTTGATCCATCGTGAGTGTTGAGCTAGCAACTTTGTTCATGACCTGGCGACGTAAGAATGATTTAACTTTTCTACTGACGTAGAAAACTGGCTTACCGAGTGTCAAACTAGGTAGCTGCTCAATGGCTTGAGTCATTAAATCAATCAAGTCTGCACCAGACGCTGCGTTCTTCGTTAGATCAGATAAATCAACATTTGGTATGCGTACTACGTAGCGCCAATCGCGCACGGTCAATCCGCAATCCCATCGGTAGTGTGTTCGATAGGCTTCCATACGCCCGTTCGATCCGTCGATATTCTCAACAGTCACATTCCCTTTGTCTTCCATGTACATTCCACCTACAGAACCTTTTGGATAAATACCGTGACATGTATTTGGGCCCCAGGCGATCAGCCAAATGGAATTGTTATCACTGCCTGAACCACCAGCTGAGAAAATGTTTTCTCCATTTGCAGCACTTGTGCTGTTAAAACGAGGTGCAAACCCGGTAAATGCCTCTGGCTCGGTGCCTTCGTTGCCGTAGAACAGTGTTGACGCAAATTCTTGGTTCATGCCCTCGATATGTGCTCTGTCTTCTGACAAACGAAACGCTGCCGAGTTACCGTTTAAGTCTGCTAACGCCTTATCCACTTCCGCATAGGCTTCTAACATTCCGGTACTGTCGGTAATCTGCGCAGTTGTACTCTTGGTGGGTTGAACGCCGCCGTACAATTTACGCCAAGTTGGTGTAGGTAGTCCGGTACGGATTGTTGTTCGATGACCTGTTGGCAAGTTACCTTCCTGCCAGGCCATGTCCTCAAGAACTTCATTTGTTTGTGTGAGGATTTCTGCGATCGCGTCGATTTTTCCGTCGGGATCGAGTCGCTTAGTGACATCCAACAAGGTTGGATTGATTGTGCTTAAAGCTGCCATGTCTTACCTTTCAAATTAATTTTGATTTGGAAATAGTCGTTTTGCTGTATCCATCTCCGCGCCTCGCGCGGGAACACCTGGAACGACACCATCTTCATTCAATGTTTGCCCGACCTTCCACAACATCCGAATCACTTCAGGATGATTGCCAAGCCCGGTTTCGTTTAACAAGCCGCGTAAGTTATCTGAACCGTATGTGTCGAGTGCTCGTTTTGCAGTGGCGACGTTTTGATTGAGTTGTTCTCCACCAAATTCGCTGTCTGCGGTACTCGCCTCTGCCCACGTTGTTTTTGCCGTCTCGATTTGCGTTTCATAACTACTACGCATCGAGGGCATAACTCTGTCCAACATCGCTTGCGCTGCATCTTGTGAAAGATTGAGTTCCTTTGCAGCCGCCTTGAATTCAGCCATCACCGTCTCACCTAATTCGGTGCCTTCTGGTGCTGTAAATTCCGCGTACTCTTCTGGCGCGCCTTCTTTCACATCATTTGCTTGTTTCTCTTCTGTCGACTTGGCCTCCGGCTCAGATGTTGCAACATCTGTGTCGGGCGCTGCTGCGTCCAAAAGAGTGCTCGACTCTTGGGCGTCACCTTGATTGGTTTCTGCTGGTGCTTCCTCGGTCTGATTTACTACTGTTTCGTCCATGATCTTTTGCTTCCTTTAACATGGTTGGATACAACTCAGGACAGAGCGAATGAATCTGGCCCAAAAGTTTTAAACCCTCATTTCTGTTTCCTTCGCTAAATGCCATTTGCATTGCGTTGGTATTAAATGACAGTCGAAATACTCCGGCTCGATCTAAAAGACGCCACGCAATGCGGCGACCCTTCGCTGATGACATAAGCCACTTGGTGTCACTATCTTCGAGTTCCTGGGCAAGTCGTGTAGACAGTTCATCATCTTCCGCCTCGCGCTCTTGCCCACGAATGTCAAAGGGGTCGTGCTCACTCATACGTATGTTTTAAACGTAAAACGTAAAACAGGTGGACACTTAGACACCCGTGTAACCCATCAAGTTATCCATGATGTCGGTACCTGCGGTCGACTGACCGCCACGCGTCGGTACACCTGCTAATTTTTGTGCCGTGTCAGCACCTTGATTCATCATTTCTGCTTGTGCTGCGGCTTGCTGTTGTTCGGCACGCGCTTCGCGCACACGTGCTACTTGTGTGTTTGAGGTAATCAAATTCGGATCAACGCCTAACATATCGCTATACGCATCGGCCCACTTATCGGTATCAAATTTATCCAAGACGTCAGGCTTCATCTGCGCGATCATGCCAAGACTCCCGACAAATCGGTCGACTGAATTGGTACCCACAGCTTTTTGCGCTTGAGATAACATCGATACAAACTCAACATTCAGTTCTTGCTCGTTAAGCTCTGGTGGTGGCGGCGGCACAATACCCGATTTAATCATTTGATTAAACGTAATGTCGATGAGCGGATCGAGTAACTCGTTATGCAGCCGCTCGAGCACAGGGCCGAGCATTAAAAGTTTTTCCTCATGACGTTCAGCCACTTCAGTTGCTGTCATGCGGCCCGTGTCTTGGCCTTGCAGCATCAAGAATAAATCCGCATAAAAACCACCACGGATTCGACCGCGCACGTCTTGAATATCTTCTAACAAATAATTTAGGTTTAGATTCACTTCAAACGCGCTGCGTATCCCGGCATTCTGTGTTTGCGTGTCGACATACGTAATGCCACCTGGCAATGTGTTGACCGCTTGGTTTTTCAGTGACGTTGGCACTTGCATCGGCGGTTTGGTCTGATAGTCAATGCCCTGCGCTTTTCGCAATTGCTCATGCTGCAGTTGTTTGATGTCACCCAATGCTTCCATACCCGGACTTAAACCATACATATCGCCACCAGCAATTGACCATCGCGGTACGACAGCTGGGAACTCTTCAAAGCCGGAATGACGCAACAGCATATCTTCAGTGCTGCCGTATTCGAAATAACAGCTCTTAAACGCCATATTTTGATTATCTTTTTTACGTAAATCGCGATCCTCTCGAGGTTCGATGGCGTGTATAACAGTTTTGTAGTGATCCAAGTTACCCGCGTGATACGCGTCGTGCGTGGCCTGGCACACGTTGTCAATACCAAACTCTTTAACCAACTGCCCAACTGTCATTTCAATCTCGCGATACAGCGTATCGACGCGACCTTTTGAGTTTGTCATTACCGCATACTCACCGATCGTGAGTGGATGGTGATGAATAACACTATTAAAATCAGCCGTGATAATCGAAGCACCTGTACCAAACGCGCCAAGCTCTTCGTACATCGAGTGCAGCGCACGATACGTGTTGCTTCTCGAGAAGATATGCAGCATCAAACGCGTGACGTTATGAAGCCATAACTTCACTTCAGTCGAATCCATTAAATCTTCATCTTGCGTGGCCAATCGGAACCAGGGTCGCGCGGGAGACGTCATACCTGCCATCATTCCTGCAGCTAACGTGCGTAGAGCCATCGTTCCGGTATTGTCGTAAATGTTATTGTGCTCTAGATCGGAAGAGCACACGCCTGANNCCTGCAGCTAACGTGCGTAGAGCCATCGTTCCGGTATTGTCGTAAATGTTATTGTGGACTTTACCGCCGTCATTTACTTTTTTAGTAAAGAATCGGCCCGAGCGCGGCAACATATAGTCACTGATTTCTCGCCAATGACTGTCCCAGGTTGAGCGTTCATTTTTTAACGATACCCAACGCTTTAATAATTCATCGCGCGGCGTGTATTCTCCTGCTGGATCACCATATCCCATTTACTATGCTCCTAAGATCGTGTTCCCAGATAAAGATAATTGACCCGAACTAATACCGCTTGGCCCAGTCAGCATGGTCGAGGACTGTCCTCCACTACCTTGACGTGCGGCCGCTTCGCGAATGCCTCGAACATTCGGTTGTTTCTGATTGGCCGCCGCAAAAGACTGTTCAGCTTGGCCTTGTGCTCTTTTTGCATTAGCTAAGTTTTGAGCTTGCGCACGTTGTTGTTGCTCTCGACCTTTTTTAGCCGCCCTACTTTGCGCGACCATAGATCCAGCACCCAGTCCAATTGCAGCTGCGGTTCGTGCCGTTACGGCACCTGACGCTAATGCAGCACCACCTACAGCTG